CGTGTGGTTCAATAGCATTTACTAATGTGCTTATTTGTGCTCTTAATGTATTGACATTATAATTTCCGCTTGGAATAATAAGGTTGTATAATGTGCTGTCCCACGTGATGTCAAACTTGTTATTTGTTGAATTAACACTATACCAACTAAAAGGGATTACAGCATTACGGACAGACACATATGCTTCTTCTTCTGCTCCTATATCTATGTTCGGTAAATGAAAAAAGCAATTGCCTACTTCATCTAAAACTTTTTGATTAGCAGTTTTGCTGTTTAAATATATTTCTAAATTGTCGTTCATTCTGTATATAATTTATCTATATTATTAATTAATATGTTTTCATCTTTTACTTCATTTACAACTTCATTCTTTATTTCAATATAATTATCTATTTTGCGTTTTTTTTGGTCTTCCCATTGTTCTCCTAATGATTTCATTGGTAATCGTGCAACTTCATTACATAAGGGCATTAGAAAAGCGTCAGTGATGTTATTCCGTTCCGCAATCCAATCTCCTCCAAGAACCCTATATTGAACTATTTGGGGCATAAAGGGTAGAATATCCTCCTCTATATATTCTAAATCAAACTGCGTTTCTGTGCTTTCAATTTCTTCAATTTCGTCTAAAATCATCATTATATTATTATTTTCTTCATTTTTTTCTTCTTCATTTAAAAAATCCATTTTATTATATGTTAATATTTTTTATTCTTCTATTTTTAGCAAATTAAAGTTTTTACGTAGCTCGCCACTTGCCGTATCAATATCCAGATGATTATAGGGTTTATCAAATATATAATCCATCAGTTCTTGTGTTTTATTTTCGTTCATTCCAATCAATTCTTTACGGACTGACTCTAATTCTACTTTATTTTTAGGTTTAAATAGAATCACATTTGTAATCTGTTTTCGTAATACAAGGGGCAACATATTGTATGCTTGTAATGTAAATATGAAGGAACATAACATATGACGAGATTTGGTTAGCATCTTTTTCAATACACGGATTAATTGCTTATCCTTCAATTCGCTAGCGTGGTCGTCTATTATTACGCAACTATGCTCTAGTTCAAAATCCTCTTCTAGACACTCATCTTTGATTGCTAAAAGTTCCTCTTCTATGTCATATAAGTCATCTTCGTGTAATTCGTGATAGACCTTGTCGTGGTCTTTAAAAGGGTGATTTACTACACTTTTAAAACTACCTTCCGGACTGAAGAGGTATATGTGATTGAACTTTTTTTTGTAAAACGCTGGGTTTCTAAACATAGATAATAAAAGACTGGATTTTCCGGTGCCCGGTGCACCAATTATCGCTGTTATTGAACCATTTCGGTTTGGAATATTATTGTTGATTCCGTCTATAAATACATTCATAAGTTCTTTAGTCGGCGTTGCCCTTGGTAAATCATTAGGAGTTTCCGTTATTCTCATATATAATATCAGATATTATATTTGCTCTTTTTTTGTTTATTTTGTCTTTATTTTTATGATAATATTTTTTTGCTTTTATATTATCACATTCTCGTTTCTCCGCTAGGGTTCTGTGTGCCCGATTTGTATTTAAACAAGGGTTTAGCAATTTTATCCAATATTGTTCTCTCTCATTTTTTTCTAATAGTGTCTCACAAGGGTAATGTTCTAGTATCTCCCAACTCCAATGCCTATGTCTAATAAAATTGTAAAGTTTAGTGTTTTTATGATAGTATCTACACGCTGTTCTATGACATTGCAATCGTGCATCTAGGTTTGTTGTAGCTCCTATATATGAATGATTTTCACATACAATTCTATATATTTTAGTATTTTCAAAATCAGGCATTTATATATTAAACATTAGATTTTTTCTTTAAATAAATATTAATTTATTAAATTATTAATATTTTCGTTAAATATTTTAAAGAATTAATTATATATTTATATATTATAGATGAGCGATTTAGAAAGAGAAGTTGATGAAGTTGCTAATGAAATTGATGATTCAGATACACAATTAACTAAACCACGTCAGAAGAAACAAAGACCTATTCAAGAACAAATTAAAGAAGTTGTTGAAAAACCAATTAGTCGTGATAAGAAACCACGTAGTGAAGCACAGCAAAAGGCATTTGAAAAAGCAAGGGCTATGCGAACTCAAAGATTAGAAGAAAAAAAATTAGCACGTGAAGAAGAAAAACGTAAAAAGGAAGAAGAAGATAAGATTGTTAAAAAGGTTAAACAAAGAAAAGCAGAACCCAAAGTTGAATATCAACAAAGTGATGATAATACTAGTAGTGAAAGCGAAAGTGAAGAAGAATATGTTCCACCACCTAAACCCAAGAAGAAGAAAAAGGTTGTAATGGTTGAAAAACCCAAGAAGAAAAAGAAGAAATCCGTTAAGGTTTATTTGTCGTCATCAAGTGATGAATCTGAAAGCGAAAGTGAAGAAGAATATGTTCCACCAAAAAAGTCATCTAAACCTAGGATAAAACGTAATGTGGATACAATTGTTAATCAAGATACTTCCAGTAGCGACGCTAAAGTAGATTATCGTAATTACTTCCTTTAAAAAAAATAATGTAATCATTATATATACACTATTATGGCAAAAGATAAATCTATGAAAGGCAAGATTAAAAGAGCAGTAAAAAGAGCAAAAAAGGCAAAGAAGAAACCAAAAACGATTAAAAGAATCGGGCAACAACAGACGCAAAGGGTAGTCGTTAATTTAGCGGACACTGGTAAGCGTGGCGGATTTGGTATTGGTGCAAGTGCTTTTCCTACAATCGTTCAAAGGGATACAAGCGATATTGGAGCTGGTTTAGGGAATATTTTAACTGAATTACGCGAACAAAAAAGACAAGTTTTAGAACTACAAAGAACTGAAAAACCACCTATGTTTTATCAAGCAAGGACACCGATGAGAACAGATATGCCGACTCAAACTACATTTATGCGATATGACGACCAACAAGGCACATTTCCAGTTAAGTCTTTTGAGGGCAGATTACAAGAGCAATTTGAAGAAGACCCTTTTAAACAATTACAAGAACCAGTTGAAATGGAGAAAGAACCAGTAATTCAAACACCTACTACACCCGAGTTTAGTGGCGAAGTTAGACCAAGAAGAAGTTATTTAACTTTAAAACAAGCAAGACAATTAAGCACACAAGAATTGATGTCTCCAGAAAATGTTAATAAAGCAAATGCTATCAAGGTTTTAGAGGAGAGACAGCAAGAACAACGAGATAGATTAACGATGTTAAGAGGAGCGGAAAAAGCATTTGCAAAACCAAAAGGGAGTGGCAGTGCAACTGGTATTTAAATTATTCCATAATTATTATATTATTATAATATATATGGATATTAATGCCCCAGATTTTCAGTCTAATGTTGTCAATACATCAGACAACCAAGTATCACATCAAGAAATCAAATTGGAAGACAAAAATGAGACCCAATTACCGCCAAGAACCGACATCAACGGAAAAAAAATAAAATTGAAAAATTACAAGGATTTACGCACATTACATAAAATTAGCAAACAAAGGGAACTATTTATATCGCATTTGAAAATAATTTTGAAAGAATATAACCCTAATGAGAATCAATTAGACGATGAAATGCTAATAGAGGTTCTTAACATAGCAGAGGAGTATTTCTATATTGGAAGCAAAGAGCAACGAGCAGAAGCAAAGCAAAGTGCTGTAAGAGAGATTATGTTGCCCTACTTTATGAATAATGATTTTGTATTAGACAAGTGTATCGGGAACATTTATCACAAAGTTCGCAAATCCAATTGGTTCAAACGCTCATTAAAAAGGGTTTCACATTTTTTTAAAAAAAAAGATTCAGTTTAACTCAATTATTGAGCGACATATTAGTATCACTTATTAGCGATTTGTTATTTAAATTGATTTTCAAAAAGTTGATAATTATAACTCCATTGTTGATTTTATTATAATTTATATATTTCTATATTATATGTTAGAAATATATAAAGATGGTTTCTTATTTCGTAAATCTAAAAGAAAGAATAAAAAGTATGATGTATTCAAAAATAACATTTATATCACGAGTTTTGGAGATAATAGATATCAACAATATAAAGACAAAATTGGGATTTATAAATCGTTAGACCATAATGATAAGAAAAGAAGGGATTTGTATTATTCTAGGCACGGAAAAGATGCTAGATTAGGGACACCTAAATGGTTCAGCCATCGTTTTCTTTGGTAGTATCTTTAATTCTTTTAATTTCCTACGAAAGTGGTTAAGTGGTTCAAATGGTTAAGTTTATCTTTTTTCTGCTTCATTTGAGAAAAATATGCAACACCCCACGAATAATTATTTTAGAAAATGGGAGGTAGTTCCTTTTTTTTCTCTACCGAACTAAAATATATAATATTTAACCACTTAACAACTATAATAATAATAAATACATAAATGGTATAAAAATAAGAAACTAAAGACTAACCTTCCTTACTGAAAAAGTGAGTAAAAACTTAATCACTCATAACAAGAAAAAAAAAGGGATATACCCTTTAATATGTGTCCCGACACACAAGGAAAGTTTGCTTACATCAAATATTCTCCTTTATCAAATAATAATAATTATGGTCTCAATTAGTATTATTTATTAAATCAATATGACATCTTATTCAGTCTCACATTCATCATCATCATCATCTACTTTAACATCACAAACTACTTCATAATGTGCGACTAATTCATTAATATTTATTAACTTAGTAGAACCTTTATTGGTTTTCTGTCCTTCTGTTATACCTTTTATGCGGTGTGTTTTTGTCTTTCCAAAGAATTGTCTATTGCTGAGTATAAACTCACAACCCCTATCTCTACAAAATCTTCTAAATTGAGAATAAATGTCATTGCATCCTTCTTGAAATACCTTATCCTCATCATAATAATGTTTTTGTGAGAAGTCTTGCCAAAAGTCATTAATAATATCAGTATTAATTGCTACTAATGTTTTTTGGTAATCAGTCTCGGGTTTAGGTATATTATTAAAATTATCAACCCCTTCAAGGTTATAGAAATAGTCATATAAAGTAGCAATAGCATTATCGTCTTTTAACATAGCATATAACTTTTCAAAATATTCTGTATTTCCCATTAATTCATCAGACACTCGCACTATCCACGCTCTTCGGTCGTCTTTACTCGTTTCAAAAGGGTCTTCTTTGTTCGTTGTCATTCCAAAACGATGATATGAATTAATCTGATATTGTGGAACGCCCTTTTTATTAATAGTTAAAGCAGTATCAGTAATCAAACCTTTAATTTTTCCTAATGATGAACTCATTTGTTTCTTTTCAAGTTCAGTAATAATCACTAGGAAACAATCAGAAAGAATACCATTATATTTGCCCCATATATCTTCATCGGGACTTGTAGTATCTACACATTTATGTTTTCCAAGTATATAAACCAACATATTAAATATAGAACTTTTACCGCCTCCTTGCAAACCCGTAAAAATCGGCACATTAGTTTTAATTGCGGGATATTTTAACATTTGCCCTATCCAAAGTCTCAAATAGTTATACACATCCTTATCGCCATCACACATCGTAAGCATATGATTCTCAACCATATCCACAGCCCATTTGCGTTCAGTATAACCTTTCTTAACTAGCAATTCTCCCCTAAAAGGCGTCCAAAGGTTAAACATATTAAGAGGGCATTCAAGAGGAGGAGGAAATATATCAACATCATCAAATCTTTTTATATTTTTATCTTTCAACCACATATTTACAAAACACTTTTGCTCTATTTCTGTTTCTTTTGTTTTTTTATTTTCTTTAACAACTTCAATGCTTAAATGCTCGTATGTAGTAATCAACTCGTTTTTCTTTTTATACGCCCAAGTGCCATCTGATATTTTACAAAGGAAGTTTCCAGATGACATAATTTTACAATTTTCTTCTTCAAACTCTTCTTTCATTGATTCATAAGAAGATGAATCATACTCATACAAAGGTCTTTCTAGAATATCTGGAACAAAATCACAACTAAAATCTTCATATATTTTATTCATAGGTTTAACTTCTAGTTTCATATCAAACCCTAGTGTGTTTTTACAATAAACAACAAGTTCATTAATTAATTTATCAATACCATATTTTTCAACCCTATCACGAACCAATTTCATCCCATCGTATTCATATACAAAATAATCGCCATCAACAATATTAGTATTATCCCTTAAATAGATATACATAGATTCAATAATTCGTAATTCCCATTCTTGCAAGATTTTGGATAAGAATGAACCATAAGCAGTCTTAGTTCGCTTTCCAGTAGGTTTAGGAGTTTGATTAGGATGTTCTTCATTCCATTGAATATTTTCAGCATTAGTATCACGTATTTTTTTGTTTTCTTTATCAATTTTCAGTTTAGTAGATTTCCATAAAGCATCGTTATCTCCAATTAATTCCTTACCAATATCATCAAGTTCTTTTTGATAATCATCAATAAATTGTGTAGGTATTCTTTTTTCTTTTACAATCTTATTATCATAAGCAAACCCCCAGAACGAACCTCCGAGGGTCATACGAATAAATAATTTTTTACAAGCATCTCTAGGAACACCATACGTATCCATCATTTCTTGCAAAATCGGTTCTCTTTCATCACAATATTCATCAAGAAACGGACAATCAATGTTATTAGAGGAACAAAT